TGCGCCGGGGTCAGGAACTTACACTGGAAACATGAGGGGTCTTTCTCACGTTCAGGCAAGAACCTTAGAATCTCTTAATAAAGGATATCTTCCATCCTCGTATAACATGCAAAAGGAAACTGGTACGTCTTTGGCGGATGCTGGGTATGTTTCTGGTAGGTTAAGCACGGGTGGATATTATAAGGATAACGGCACATACATGACAGCCACAGGCCAAACTGCAGCCTTTGGAATGGAAGCAGATGCCAGAGCCTTGGGAGCAAAGTATGGTGTAACAGACCTAAACAAAGTTAAGAGCATTCTACAGGATGCCAGAAACGGTAGAGGTACTGTTTCGGGTCTTATGGCAGCAGAAAAAGCTAAAGTTGATAAAGCAGCCGCAGATAAAGCGGCACAAGACGCGAGAGATAAAGCACAAAAAGCGGCGCAGGATGCGTGGAAAAGAGCAACCCAAACTACTGGACCATCCATGGATGATGGCGGCGATACGGGTCAAGGCGGCGGGGAGATGGGTGACTATTCAGGCGGCGGCGGCGGCTCTGTAAGTGGAAGTGACTTTGGGGGCTTCAGTGAAGCGGAAGCTACAGAAAGCTCTATGGCCCAAGGCGGCAGAGTCGGCATGGCTGCAGGTGGACAGATGGCAGCAGGCATGGCACCGTCTGGATTTATTGGTGCGCCGCCTAGTCAAGTATCCGAAGCAGAGTCAGTTGCAGACAACGTAAACACTCAAAAGCAAGAGGGTACGTTCATCATCAATGCAGCCGCTGTTGAGTTCGCAGGCGAGTCTGACATCATGAAAATGCTTAAAGACGCGCAGAAAGAGGCAGTTAGACGCGGAATAACAGTTGACAATCCAGAACGCAGTGCTAAACTAATAGATGTAGCCGTATCACGAGGAGAAGTGACGGTTGCACCCCATCTCGTCAAAATTATCGGTGAAGACCGCCTTACCAAGATAAACAATCGTGGTAAACCGGAAGTTAAAGAACGCATCGAAGAGAATGGTCAGCAGATGGCTGCACAGAACAGCTTTCTTGAAAATCCACAAGCGTATGCTCTCGGTGATAAAGTAAAAGTGTACAGAGGGGAACCTCTCGACTTAGAAAAAGTAAATCCAACAGACTACGGGTATGGAAGTGACGACGTTGGTAAGTTTCATACTCCCAATAAAAGCCGCGCAAGACAATTCGCAGCAGGAGGGGGAAGAGGCAACCAAGTTATCCTCAGTCGTAAAGTTACTATGGACCAACTTTTTGACGGAGTAGAAGAGGCTTGGAAAGTACAGTCTAAAAAGAAGACAGGCTACTTTACCAAAATGCCTAAAAAAGAACTAGATAAAAATTTAAAGTTTATAAAAGGCCTGCGAGATGCTTATGCGTCAGGAGAACGCTCCGTGGACTCTATGGTTATGTTTTTACAAGAGCAAGTATTTGACGGTAAATCTAAAATAGACTTTATAGAAACTTTTAAAAATGACCCATTGTCTGGGGGTAAACTTCTAGGTAGGGCTATCAGTAAGGTAGCCACCAAAGCATCACCACCTTTAGCTATATTACAAGGCGCGTTTAACGCTACGTCTGTAGCTGACGCTACTTTAGGCGACTCCTTTTTAAATAGCTCAACAAATCCAGACTTTACAAAGAATAAGAATTAGTCAGCTACCCGCATAGCGGCCCTGACATAACCGAAGCGGCTACCTACACGCCAAGTAGCCCCGCATTATGAGGTAAAAAATGGCAAAAGCAAAAGGCCACAGAGCCAACAAACCAAATGACTCCTTCGGAGTAACTAACGCCAATAACTTGTATCGTGGAAAATATCGTGATGAAGTTTACGAAGACGAAGATGAGAAATTAGAAGCGTCTGAAGAAACCCAAGAAGCTGACCCCGCAGAAGCGGCTACTCAGAATGACGATAGTTTCGTTCCTCAAAAGGAAACAAAGGACTCGGAACACGATTACAAAAAACGGTATGACGACCTGAAGAAGCACTACGATAGCAAGGTTAATGAGTTTAAAGGGGAGATTGATAGTCTTCGCAAAGCCATGAATGACCGTGCTGTTGAAATGCCAAGGGGTGTAACACCACCGAGAACTCAAGAAGAACTCGAAGAGTTTAAGGAACGTTACCCCGACGTATTTGAAGTGGTTCAAACTGTTTCGTCTATGCAGACAGAATCTCAGGTGTCAAAGCTCCGAGAAGAAATTGGTACCATCAAAGAACGGGAACAGCAGTTAGAAAAGCAGAAAGCGTACGAAGAACTGCTTAGATTGCATCCTGACTTCGATGAAATCAAGACTACAGATGAGTTCTTGAACTGGCTCGAAGAGCAGCCAAAAACACTATCAGACGGTATTTACAAAAACAATACTGACTCACGGTGGGCGGCTCGTGTAGTGGACTTGTATAAGGCCGATACTGGTCTTAACAAACCAAAGAAGTCGAAGCGGCAGGAAAGTGCAGCAGATGCTGTAACAAAAACCCCTGCTAGAGAAGTTGCTACTGACCCAAGTGCGGGAAAGAAAATCTTCAAGGCTTCGCATATCGCCAAGATGAAACCTTGGGAGTTCGAAAAGCTGGAAGGCGAAATCGACTCTGCAAGGGCAGAAGGGCGAATTGATTACAACTCTTAATCCTCAAGGAAGGGATTGAACTAATGGCTTTTGATAGCGCATCAGGTTACAATAACCTGCCGTCTGGGAATTTCACACCTGAAATTTTCAGTCAAAAAGTTCTCAAGTTCTTCCGTCGTGCTTCGGTTGCAGAAGATATTACTAATACCGACTACGCTGGCGAAATTGAAAACTTCGGTGATACAGTACGTATCATTAAGGAACCAACAATCACTGTGTCTTCATACTCACGCGGTTCTGTGGTAAACCCACAAGACCTCGCTGACGACCAGATTACTATGGTTGTTGACCAAGCAAACGCATTTGCGTTTAAGATTGACGACATTGAAGAGCGTCAGTCACACGTCAACTTCGAAGCATTGGCTACTTCTTCAGGCGCATACTCCCTGAAGCGTAAGTACGACGCTAACGTTCTTGACCTCATGGCAACTGAAGCTGGTCTAACTGGCGAATCAGGTGCTTCTGTGGCTCAGATTGGCAGCATCGGTACTCTTGGTACAGCTTTGGATATCGGCGGCAACGCAAATCCCGGCAATCTAGCGGTTAATACTATGCTGGCAATGGCTCAGTCACTTGATGACCAGTCTGTTCCAGAAGAGAACCGTTGGTTCGTTGCACCACCAGCTTTCTACAAGCACCTGTTCTCAGCAGGAGCAAAGTTCGCAGAAGTTCAGGTAACTGGCGACGCGACTTCTCCACTGCGTAACGGTCTGGTGTCACTAGGCAACATCGCTGGTTTCCAGTGTTACAAGTCAACTGCACTCGTTTCTAGCGGTGCTACTGACCAAGTAACCATTACTGGTCTAGCAACAGATGGCACAGAGAACGTTATTCTCGGCGGTCACATGTCTGCAACAGCTACTGCTTCGCACATTGCGAAAACAGAAGTTGTCCGTTCAACTGAAACTTTCAGCGACATCGTTCGTGGTCTTCATGTGTTTGGACGTAAAGTCCTTCGCCCAGAAGCAATCGTTCGCGGCGTTGTTAGCTTAGATTAGTAGGGGAGATTAACTAATGGCTACTTACAACGTAACTGGTGCCGTAGCTGGTATCCCTCTTGGTAAGAAGATGCAGACTGTTGAAGTTGTTCTCGACTTTACATCTACTAATCTTGCTGCAGGAGACATCGTTAATGTTTTTGAAATTCCAGACAACACTCTGGTCTTGATGGCAGGTATCGAAGTGTATCAGGCCGCATCTACAGGCTCACCTACAATCGACATGGGTGACGCTGCTGCTGCAGACACTTGGGTAACTGACGTTAGCGGTTCTGCTGTTGCACAAGAGTTTGGTCAAACTGCTAAACTCTACACTGCTGCAGACAACATCGACATTATCGGTGTTACTGCTACATTCGACGGTAAAATCCGTTGTGTTGCAGTGATGTGTGACTTGGGTGACCCCGGCGTGGGCGCACCATTCGCATAAACAACTTAATTGAGGGGGAGGGGTAACTTTCCCCCTTGACGACTTTTTAATTTTATGATATAAGCAGCTATCCTCTGCAGGGATATACCCCCAATGTTCAAAGCAATACTCTTTATATGCAGTCCGTTATTGGGCAGTGCCGAGTGTCTAGAAATAGAAGATATTCGAGGACCTTACGATACACAAGGACAGTGCATAGAACGTGTAGTAGAAATGTACTTTTCTACACAGATGATTATACCACCTCCATATGAGTCTGTTAAGTACAAGTGTGAAAGTTCATTATAATGCCTCGTAAAAAAGAAACACCTATAAAAAAGACAACTAAAGGAAAGGGTGCTAACTATCGCCCTACTAAGTCTGGCGCAGGTATGACTGCAAAAGGCGTTAAAGAATATAAAAAAAAGAACCCCGGTTCTAAGCTAAAAACAGCAGTTACGGGTAAAGTTAAGCCCGGAAGTAAAGCTGCTAAACGTCGTAAGTCTTTCTGCGCTAGGTCAGCAGGGCAGATGAAGAAGTTTCCCGGTGCTGCAAAAGACCCCAATAGTCGTTTGCGCCAAGCAAGAAAGAGATGGAAATGCTAACTGCACTCATAGGGCCGATATCTTCTATAGCCAGTACGTGGCTAGAAGGTAAAGTAGAAAAAACAAAAGCAGAAACAGGAGCTAAAGTTGCAAAAGCTAAAGCTGAAGCTGTCATCATGGAGAAGAAAGCTACTGGCGAAATCGACTGGGATTTGGCTATGGCTGAAGGAAGCAAGCACTCTTGGAAAGATGAGTGGATTACAGTTCTATTCTCTGT